TCTCCTTATTTTTAAGGATAACTCGATTAGCCATAACTTATCTCCTATTTAAGCAGACCAAGTACCACCGTCAATGTCAAAACCACTCAGAGTACCATTTCCAGCAGAGTTGTCAGTCCCTGTTATGTCCGCAACCATAATGGGTGCAAAACTAGCAAGTGTAACATTACCTGTCGCAGGGGGCTCTGTGGTTATACTGTCTTGGAATACCCACGGGGCTCCTGTCACAGAGCGGTCTCTAAAAATACCAGCGTATTTTATACCACTAGAAACATACTTACCATAGAATCCTATGTCATTAGTATCAGCTGCGTTTCCAGTAGCAAGTCTGACCATTGGGTCTTCCACTAAGACTGTTTCTGATACTGTTGTGGTAGTATCACCTGAGACTGTCATATCGCCTGTGACAGTAATGTCTCCATCGATTTCACAGCTACCACTCATTGTTACTTTTTCACCACTATCAGTAGAAACCAACTTCAGAATGCCTGCTTTATCTGTTGCATCAAATGATAATGCCGCTGCATTATCATCAATCAATGTCCAAGTTGATGCCTGTGTGGACGAATCCACATTACCATCAAGGTCAAAGTTCGCAGCACCACTAACTGTAACAACACCAGCATTCGTTATAGCCGCATCACCTGAAACAGCTACCGAAGCCACATCAGTACCATCACCTACAAGAATCTGCCCATCGGTTTTAGCGTCTAAGTCAGTAGGAGCATTTGAGGCACCACCAACTTTTACACTTCCTTGAGCGATATTTGCAAGCTGAGAGTTCGAAACAGCATCTGTGGCAATTACCACATCACCAGCTGTTACTGTAAAATCAGCGGTTGCAAAACTAGCAATACCCTTATTGGAGTCACTAGCATCTTCACCAGCAACAGTAATTGTTTCACTACTGTGAGTTACATCCATTCCTTCTCCACCGAGAATGGAAAGGGTCTCACTGTCTAGGTCTACCTGTATGTTTCCAACAGTATCAGTAGTGAACTGAAGATACTCAGCCGTTATCTGGTCTTCTACAAACTTCTTAATAGACTGCTGAGTAGCCAGAGAAACATTACTATCACTTGACATATCATCTTGGTCAAGAATAGGTGCTCCCACCCACTTTACGGCAGAATCACTACTCGCTACAAATAGCTTATAGACACTTGCATTATCATCGTGTCTGAATAGAGGTTCTCCAACAGAGTTGCCTGACGCTGAAGGGTCGGCAGTTCCACGTTTGAACTGTATTTTGTTAGCCATAGCTAACTCCTTATTTTATTATTACCATGTTCCACCATCGATATTCCCTGAGAGTTCTTCTTGAACTAATTCAATCCAAGAAGTATCTCTTCTTACATAGAAAATATCATCATCTGTATCGTACCACAAATCACCTTCGGTAACAGCCGTTACTGGGGCTGACGCACCTACTGCAACTTGGGTTGCAACTTCCTCAATAGCATCTTTTACATTAGTTGAACTAATATTTGAAGATGTATGAGGAATTTTTGCCGAATTTATCGTGAATGACTCTGACGACTTTATAGCCGTCTGAGTACTAAAACTTTTACTTGCTACATTTGTGCTTTCTGATGCCATTAGAATGGTGCAGTAGCCATATTTCTAACTACTACATCTCCCTCCATTTGCCTTGTGTATATAGCTGCATGACCGGCCGTAGTAGAACTTACATCCTTTTCTACTAAATCCCAATATCCTTCAAAATCATCAGGAAGATCATCTGTTACAGTTCCATAAAACTTAACTGTTATTGTAGGAGTGGATGATCCCCCTCCAGCAGTGATAACCTGCCCTACATTCGATGTCTCCGTTTCTGTGATTTCTAATTTCCCAGTTGACGTACTCCCAGTGAAATCCGTCCCAGAAGCATCTCTTACTACCGTAGCTCTATACGTTTTATTCGTAAAAGAAGTGCCTGAATCCATAGTAATTACAAGGACATAATCTGCACCCTGTAAAAACTCTATATTAGCATATGAACGAGTTGCTTCTGGCATATTAAATCTCTAATATAAAAGTACTACACTAGTTGAAGAAGACTTTGTCGCACATATTGGATATGTATGTCCTTTAAGTAAGTGAAAGACAATATCGTCTCCACCAATCGTTAAAGTTACATCCGCTGCTGTTCCCTTCATATGAACTGCTCGACAAGCATCTTGCGTACTAGTAGTGGCAACCACTGCCTTGATATACGGAGCCACACTTTCTTGGGCTGAGTAATCAAGTATTCCCTTTGGTAACTTTGGCATCTTATTCTCCTATTTAGGTTAAAATTGCATATTCCACTGCAATAACTTCGCCACCAGTATCATCTTTAACTTTCCAATCCCCATCTTTAGGTTCTGGGAAAAACATAGCTTGACCTGCTGACAATCTACAAACTTCTGTACTACCCCCTACTGCATATACTATAACCTTACCTGTATCTTCTACTGTTGTAGATAGCCCACTGTCAAATTTAAATCCAGTGTGCTTAATCCATAATCCATCATCTCCAGAGGCTACAGTAATATCTGTCCCAGTACTTCCATTTGATGTTATATGAGTATGGGTACCAGACGACCACCCACCTACGGAGTTAGCACCCCAAGTTGTATTTGATTTTCCACCACCAAGGCTTTTACCAATACTAGTATCTATAAAATCCATTTCAGCATTTGATACGTTGGTCTGCTGACTTTGGTCATAGGTTATGTCAAAAGTACCATCCTGTATAGCTGTCATACTTATTGAATAATCAATTCTTCCACTCATTACTTATCTCCTATTTCACTGCGAATGGTCTCATAGCATGTGCTATGAAAACTTTGTTTTTGTTACTCTCGTTATCAGCAATTTTACTGTAAAACTCTTTCATATAATACTCTTTTAACTGGATGTTACCTTCTCTTTCAGACATTGCGGCTTTAATAAAATCTACAACTGCCAGAGAGAGCATCCTATTCAAATTAACATGAGTGGATTCTGCGGGGGAGGATACCTCTGTTAAACTCGAATAAGAAGTCGTCTCTGGGTCTTGTTGTACAAAAGGTTTCTCAATAGCCGTGTATTCTATCCTTAAACCATTGGTAATTGCCTCATCAGGGTAAATAAGATCATCCGATGCCCCACCGCTAACCCTACCCTGTGAATCTACTACTCTGCCAGAGCTTCGTACAATTTTGTATAAACGAAGTTGCTTCCCCAGATGGAAATATGCATATGTTCTATGAGTATCGTAACTCATTATGGATTTGTATCCTCAGTAATAACTGGCTCGTTTGCAAGTCTACGAATCAACTTATATTTATTATCGTCTTCAGTATCAAGAACGCTAATATTCTTTATTGCGACCATATCAACAGGGATATTATAATCTCGCGTATTTTCTACGATATTCTGCTTATCTACCTTTGTAACTTCCTCAGTTGTTGATTGAATTCTCATAATAGCATCTTTAACAAAAGCAATAACTAGTTTTGTATCACGGGAGTTGGCTCTTTCCATCATTTCTAATATAGTCATTAGGAAGTAGCTCCCTGCTCTCTTCTCTGAGACTGTTGTTGTTCCTCAGGAGCGGCTATTGCACCTGAGATTCCCTGAAGTTCACTTAAAGCTCTTTGATAGTAGATAGCAGATGTTTGTACAGAGTCATTACTCTTTTTCGTATAAGCACCAGCTGTTTGGAGTCTAATCCCTGCTTCTTCTAATGAAGACTTTGCTTTTAACATTTCTGATTGAAATTTTGTTGAATCACTTGTAAATCTTTGTGAGCTTTCATTTAACTTTGCTGCATATATCTGTAATCCATTTGCAATACGCTGGCTTTCCTTTTGCACATCAGCCTGAAAAATACCTAGTTGAGCTGTGATCCTTTGGGCTTCTTTATCTATCTCAGCCTTATACCTCACAGCATCAGCATTAATTCTAGACGTTTCCCTTCCAATTTCAGCACTATACTTCCCTAAACCACTCTGTATTCTACTTCCTTCCTTTTCTACCTCAGACATAAATGCTGATAATGTACTATCAAACTTTTTAGCTTCTCTTGAAAACTCAGCTTGGAATTTGCTAACTTCTGTATTGATTCTCTGGACTTCCTTTTGAAGTTCTTTTTCAAAATTAGAGGCATCAATTCCCTTCGCCGCACTTACTTTAGCTAATTCTGCCTGATAAGCTGATACTTCAGTGTTAAACTTACTTGTCTCTTCTTCTAATTCTGTTGTGAACTTAGCCAAATCACTCTGAAAGCTCGTAGTCGATTTAGCAAGAGATTGACCCCAACTCTGAAGATCAGCATTAAACCTTTGGGATTCTTTGTCCAGCTCATTCTTAAAAATATTCAAGCCTGAGTTAATCCGTTGTTGCTCTTTGGAGACTTCAGATTGATATGAAGATATTGAATTATTAAATCTTGTTCCTTCTTTCTGAACTTCTGATTGATATTTTGACACCTCAGCAGCTATTCTCTGTTGTTCTTTTTGCACATCAGCATTATGTATAGCCACAGAAGAGCTTATTCTTTGAGATTCTTCTTGAGCTTCCTGAGAAAATTTATTCAAATTACTAGAAAATTCAGCGGAATTAGCATTTACCTTCTGTGCGAACTCTTCTATTTTAAATTTCTCATTCTCTAACCTAGATCGTGCAATACCAAGCTCAGTTTGAGAAATCTCAGAAACTGCTCTTGACATCTCAGTATCTTCATCTTCTAACCAATGGATGGCACTTAAGCTAGTCTTAGTACTATTATCATCAGATGCCATATCACCTTCAAGTACTTTTGCAGCATCCACAACATCAGCAACTGTAGCTGTTATATCGGTTGATAAGACAGAAACTGGATATGATGGTAAACTCGTATTCATGACAAAACCTGTTGATAGGGCTTGTGTAGGATTGAAACTGGATGGAATGGATGTCGCAATTACAATATTATCAGGTAAACTTGAAGATATACTAAAAGCACTAGGTAATGAAGAAGACAAGTTAATTGGGACTGGAAGAGAATCAGTATAACTAAATGTTGGTAAAGTAGCCCCGACAGAAATAGCACTGGGAAGCGATCTTGATAACACTAATCCATCAGGTAGAGTCTTAGATAATGAAATCTCAGAAGGTAAACTACCAACAAAAGTGAATGATGGAATAGATTTTGTTAAACTAAAATCACTAGGAAGAGTAGTAGTTGGTGAGAATCCTACTGGTACTGATCCTGTAATAGTAAAATCACTAGGTATCGTTTCATCTAAACTAAATGCACTGGGGATACTCCCTGAAAAGGAAAATATTGGATACGAACTAGGAAGATTAGATGTAAAAGAAGGAATTGTAGTTGACAATATTCTATCTACTTCTGTTTTGCAAAGACCCCTATAATATTGAGATAACCTCATAAAATCAAGAGAAGCAGCATATAGTATAACTATATTCTCATATTCAACTAACATCCAAGTATCTGTATTCTCATCTATTACTGGAGGGGCTGAATATACTATAACTCCCTTATCTCCAGTACCAGCACCTACATCCGTAGAGCTTCCACCAAGAGGAGTGTATGTTTGTTGAGAGCCAGATGAATTATAATCAGGATCAGGCTTTATAAAAATCTTTCCACTTAACTTATAAAACTTAGGAAACATCTCAGTCGCCCTAAGAAGACTATCCTCTTCATCAAAGATATGAATACTATTATCTGGAGCTTCAGCAGCTACTCTTCTTTTCCCACTATCATATCTATATACCGCAAGTATTTTATCGTATGCAATACTAGAACCATCTCCTATTACATCTGTCCCACTAGCATCCCATCCACTAATCTCTGATTCACTTGCTATTGTCCATAAAAATTTTTCAGGTAAAGCTGAAAGAATAAACTTAGAACCAGCATTAATATACTCAACAAGATACCTAGACTTGGTATCGTTTCCTGTTATATTATTTACTTTTTCCCAAAGCTTATTCATTCTATTCCTTAAAAAACAGGGTCATCTCCGCAGGGAGAAAGGAGGAAAGACCTACGGAGATTTACCTGCAATTTACACTACCTACTATTAAGTCCAGATAGCGTGTGATTCTGGCATCATAAATTCGAAGCCAGCTTCAGTGAGAATCATATCGACTCTCTTGTCGATACCAGAGTTCTCTAGTGTTTGAACTCCCACGTAGATCGAAGTATCACGATTAACGCCATTACCGACCAATGGACGGTATTTGACATTATTCAAATTGACACCAAGAATCTTGACGGGAGAACCATCGAGAGCAATACAACGAGTCACATTAATGTCACCGTAGACAGTACTAATAGTAGTCATGTCTAATCCCATAACCTTCTTGCGACCTGTTACAGCTAGGTCTGCACCGAAAAGTTGCGTATCGGCTTGCGATTCTTTAGCAACTTGTCCGATTTGGATATTCTGTTTAAAATATCCACCTAGTTTGTGTAACCAGTTGTAAACTGCCGTATCACAAAAGAAAACGGTTGCCTTGTCCTGATTGTAACGCGGGTCTTGGTATTTGGACATATCATCCAAGAAGTCGTCTGCTGTTTTACTAGTAGACCACGAGAATGTATTCCCAAATTGCATCACATAATCAACTGCGCCCTGAGTGTGTGCGACGGAATCGGATGAACCCTGTTTACTGAACAAGCCTGCTTGTTCTAAGTCCCATTTGTGTTCAATCAATTTGTCTTTCCAAACACGTGCCCATTCGTTAGGCTCATATTTCAGAACCGTAGCACGGGCTGTGTTTGTCATTCCAAACTCATTACGGAAGATTTGTGTCTGCCCATAACCAGTACTGTAAGGACTGTCTTTCCACGTTTTCCCAAGTAATCCAGATCCTTCTTCATAAGAATTACCAACAACGTATGACCTCTGTCCTTCTAGCTGGCTATGAATTTCCCTATCGTACACTTCACAAATAGGAACATTACTAGAACTAAAAGAACCAAGCTCTGAATCAGATGAAGAGCGAAGAAGTTTACCCGTTACCTTTTTTACTTCCGCAGTGGCGCTTCCACCACCACCTGAAAGATCAGCTGCGGATTGAGCCGCAACCTCTGTAACACGCATGAGAAGGTAATCACTAATAACACCCCCCGCTTCTGCGGACGTATTGATTCGGACTATTTGATTGACTTGGAAAAACTCAGGGGCTGTCCCCGTGTCTCCTACGGCAATCTTCGTATTTGCATTGTTGTAGACATTCTGGATATTACCAGCTGATTCATAATCGGCTGCCATATATACGGCTACTTCTGCGCCCGCTGCAATAGCATCGTTAGAAGTATCATGTAATGTGGCATTGTTATGAACAGCGGCACTACCATTATGGTATCCTACAACATAAGCATAACGCTTCATCCATGACTGGCGTTTTTCCGTGAATTTAAATTCAGGATCATCCGTAGGCTTCTTAGCGATTTGGGAGACTAACCGAAAAAACGGGGTCTGAGCAATCGATAGTTCTGAAAATCTCTCAGAAAAATCATATCGTCTGCGTAAATCGCCAGTGCTAAGAGATGAACCTTGTGAGGCTCCATAGCCTTCACTTAAACCCGTAGAAGTAGCCAGAAAAAGAGGCGTCGTGCTTGGATAGCTTGTATCTGCCATTTTTCTAAACTCCTATGTTTAGTTAGTTCACATTAACTCTGCTAGCCCGGCTCCTTCACTTAGCAACTTATCAAAGATAAGATCATCGGTTGATTTTTCTTCACGATGTGTATTACCAGTGGATGCAACGCTTGTAGGCATAGACCTTACATTCTTCATTTGTTGAATTACCTCTTCCCTCGCTCCATCGGCTACTCTCGTATCCCTCTGGTCCCGATTCTTGAGATAATGAACATCTTCCAAAGTCAGTCTATGTTCTTTTGCGTAATCCATCAATTCAGCATAATCCTCATTAGACACATTGAATTTCTCCTTAAAGGAGTTTTCCTCTGATGCCTTACGAGCATTTTCTGATTGATGTTTAGCAAAATCATTTAACCTCTTTTGCACCACACCATCTACAGTCGCATTAAACAACTTCGCAGATGATGAATCTGGGTCAGACAAAGCATCGTCATAATCAAAGACAAAATCCTCATCTAATCCAAGTTGCTCCTTGATATTCTTAGGAGCTGAGCCTCCACCCTCAAAATAACCTCTCACATGAGAAATTAAATTAGGGTCTTCCTTCATAGCATCTAAAATAGGCATATATGGTTCTATCTCTTTCAAACGATTGTTAAGTCGTTTTGCTTCGCGAGAAGAATCACTGTACCTTTTTTCTAGATTCGCCACCCCCTCATCGGGAGAGACATTTCGCTCTGCAACAGAGTTCCCCTGTGGGGAAGTTGACTCTTGCGATTGAGCTTCTACTGTAGGCTGGTCTAGCGTTTCACCCATAACTTGTCGATCAAGCTGAGAGAAAAAATTCTCTGTATCAGCCAGTGAATCATCAGGGGCTACTGCAGATTCCTTTTCTGAATCATCTGCGAGTAGGTTTTCCTGGTTCTGTTCACTCATGTTGTACTCCTTCTAATTTAATCATTAACTCCTGTCACTTGCAACACTCTTTTTGTCAAGTTTCATTTCCTTCTTTGCTAAGTCTGCTTCGCCTTTCATCATGCGTTGCAGAAGTTTTTGCTCGGCTTGTGTTTGTGTTATTTCTTTATTCACAACTTTCTCGCCTTGACTAATTTTTTCACGTATGCCTGCTTGTACTACTTGACGTTCAAGAGTTTCAATTGTTCCATCTCTATCGTCTATCGCCTCTTCCATCTGAGATATTTGTTCCTGCATTTGTGCGTACATACTCTTTCTCTGTATAATTGCTTTCTTATTTCTAATATCTGTCTCAGACAACATCGCAATATCATCAATAAGCCCAGCCTGGAACCACTTGAAATACTCATCCATTAATGCCCATCGGTTCACAGGTTGCGTTGAGCCAGCAACAATGCGTATGTCAAACCTTGCGGATTGGTAGTCATTCCACCTTTTTATAACTTCACCAAAATTATTGTATATAGGTATATTAATTGATGCTTCTTGTACTTCACCCTCTGATGCTCCCGCTTCTGGTTGAACAATACGAAATACTTTTTGGGCGCTATAAGTAAACTGAGCAATCTCCTTGAATACTTTTCCAATCTGTTCAAGAGCGGGTTCTACTACATTATTAACCCACTGTCGTATCCTACGAGTTCCATATTCATCAAGGGCTAACATTCCTCTATAGGTTTCGTGTTGAGGTTCTCCTACCCCTTGCATCTGAGAAGCTACGCCACTAATATATTCTATATCTTCTTTTCCCTCCTGTGTGATAGTATAGAATGCATTGTTAATCGGAAGAGGTTGGACGGCCGTTGGAATTTCAAATCCTTGTCTAAATTTTAAAAGAGCACCAGGTGAACTAGAATACTTCTCCCATTCTTCCTCGTCAATGCTACCTTCTGTGTATAACCATCTTAGGTTAGAAGCAAGATTAGCATTATGAAGCATTATCTGATGAGCCTTATTTATCTCTCTTTGCTTACCTATCATTGGAACAACAGCCCCAATTGGGTAAGGAGTCCCTGTAAAATTATACATCACAGGAATAATAGGATACTCACTCAATGGAAGTTCCGTTTCATATAAATACATATCTCCAGCCGATGCACAAACTTTTACCTTTGTTTTAAAGAAATCAATTGCTTCGACAACGCTAGCAGCGTATTCTTTATCTTTCATCAGGTCATCAAAAACAGACTTTTCCATCACAACTTGCACAGTCTTAGTTTTAGCTTCGACAAGTTTAGCCTCAAGGATTGCTTCCCGCTCTTCCATCTTTGCACTAGCTTCCATTTCAGCTTTTTGCATTTCTACTTCCATTCTCTCAGGGAGCATCTCTCCTTCTTGAACTAACTGAGAAAATTCTACTTCTCTCTCTTTCAGAGAAACTTCTATATCCTTTGCAATAAGTTCTGCTTCTTGACGAGCCTCATCTCTTATAATTTGAAGTTCCTGTGCAGAGGGAGGTTGACGAATCCATGCATTTATGTAGGGAACTCTCTCTTTCGTGTATACTTCGTAATAATCTAAAATCTCATCCTGCTCTCCTTCAAGAGTATAAGCCTCATTTTCTACATCTCCTGGCTGGATAGTCTCCGAGTCATGAACATCCCTCATTGAATACTGTTTACTTTCTGTTGAACCAGTCGCTCTTACAATCTTCCTTTTCATCGCAGGCATCATACTAATAAGAGATGATTTACTAAGATTCTTCTGGACTATAATATAATTCGCATCACGGAATAGAAAATCTCTACTCATTGGATCAACATATACATCATAGGGATCAATTGAACGAAAGACTACTTCTCCCACACCTCTATCTGCATCAGGATCAACATCAACTCTGAATATACCAATACCCTTAACAAGAGAATCTTGAATTACACCACCAAATAAACTCTTACCATTTGATAGGTGCCAGCAATATTCTGAAATCATACTATGAACGTGAGCTATATCAGAATCGCTTCCTTCTGCTCCTATTGCCTGCCACCTGGGGTTATTTGCAGTTACAAAGTATTTCATAATATCAATAGCTGGAGTAATTCTATTGATAATAAAATCTGGCATTCCACCCTCACGTAAGTCTTCTTTCTCCTGGGCAGAGAGTTGTTCATTCAAATAGAAATCCATACTCTTCTGAGAATCAGTAAACCACTTCTTCCTGTAATAGTTGTTAGCCTTACCAAAGAGTTGCTTATTTATCTCAGCTTTATTTGGTCTTCCTCTTCTTGCCACGCTTACGTTTCCTTAGTTCCTATGTACCTTTTTCAAAAAAGCCACTGGAAGTCCTTCATCAAATAGAAAAGTCCCTTCATATGCTCCACCTATTGCATCTGATGTCTTGCCATACTTTTCTACCCAGCTTTGAGGCACTTGAAATTCTAAAACATGTTGCCCTGCTCTATTTTCATATTTTGCCTGACGTTTTATAGATGCTATATTATCCATCTGCTCTTTAATAGCTTTATTAAAATCTTTTTTATTCCAATGTGGATTATTTGGGTATATCATCATATCATGTTTATTATAATATGCTTTTTCTTTTTTCATAAACTTTAATATACGCTTCGCATTAATAGAGAAAAATCCCCCTTCTGCCCTTC